ACGATCGACCCCAGAGTTCTCTAAAGTTTGAACTCCTACGTAGACTGAAGTGTCTCTATTAATACCATTACCAACAAGTGGGCGCCATGCGCAATTTTTCATGTTGATACCAACCATTTTACATCCGCCTGCACCATCTAAGTGAATATTACGTGCAACATTCATATCTCCATAAGGAGTTGAGAATGTGGAAATATCTACACCAAAGACTTTTTTCTTGCCTGTCATAGCAAGATCTGAACGGAAGTTAGATGAAATTTCAAGATTATTCTTAAAGTATCCACCTAATTTATGTAACCAGTTGTATACGGCTGTATTACAGAAGAATATAGTTGCATTTGATGCATTATAGCGAGGGTCAAGATAATTAGACATATCATCTAAAAAATCATCAGCTGTTTTCGTTGCTGTACTTAAACTAAATGCATTACCATAGCTACTAATATAATCTATAGCACCTTGAGTATACTGAATGCTATCCACATCAGCTTGACTTCCGAAAAGAAGTGATGTTTCAAGGTCCCATTTATGCTCAATAAGCTTTTCTTTCCAAATACGAGCCCATTCATTAGAGTCATATTTTAAAGAAGTTGCACGAGCAGTATTGGTCATTGCCATACTTGTTTTCCAGATCTGAGTTAATCCAATGTTAGTTGAATAAGGTTGATCTTTCCAAGTTTCTGGATATCCAGAGCCCTCTGTGAAAGCAGTACCTACTACATATGTTCTCCATTGTTCTAAACTGCTAGAAATAGATTCACTATATGTTTCGTTTGAACCGCCAGAAGCATTAGTACTAAAACCATTATTATTGTAAAAACCTGCTAATTCATTAGAATCACCAAATCTAACAATAGTACAGTTTAACTTTTGAAGTTCCATAGTATCATTATCTACACCACCAGCACTAGTATCATCACTAGCTACTGTATTAATACGAGCTATATGGTAACTAGTTGCACTAGAACCCTTAGTAGTATCTACAGTTCCTGTAGGTACTTTAATCAATTGTCCAGGCAAAAAGAAACCAGGTCTTGTGCCAGTACCACCGATATCGTATTTAGTTGTAGATGATCCATAAGTATTTTGTAAATTACCAGAAGATGCATAATCTGTAGCATAGGCTAATTCAATAACATCGCCTGCTGCAGTTGCTGCACCACCAGTAGCTACATCTATCTCTGAATCATGTACATCTAGTGTACCACTTACGTAATGACCTATACAATAGGCATAACGCTTGTGAAATGAAGGGCGTTTTTCCGCCCATTTGAATTGTGGGTCATCCACGGGTTTTTTCGAAACCTTACTGAGGAAACGGAAAAATGGATCTTGAGCTATTGATACCTCAGATACACGATCACCGAAGTTATACTTTCTTCGAAGATCACCAGTATCAAGACTAGTACTAGTACCAGGCCCTTTACCATCAACGTCTGAAACAGTAAGATCTGTATTAGGCGTAATCGCGCTAAAGAAATCTGACATTGTTAGTGTCTCCTTATTTACTCTCTCTCAACTACTCTTTCGAGTCTTCAAGTAGAGTTATGAGAGTTCGCTAGAGACCTATTTAAAGATTGTCTAGCCGAACAAGTTATCTGCATCACCATCAGATCCTACAATCTTGTCAAAGACATCATTGTCTGGACTAGATTCGACCTGGGCGCTGTTGGTTCCACTGGCACTTGTCGGAATATTACGGACATTCTTCATTTGCTTAAGCATATCGTCTTTGGTATTATTAGCAACATTCTGATTAACTTTATCCTTATTTAAAAGGTGATATATATCATCTAAAGTTATCCTGCGCTTACCTGCTGCAGCCATCATAGTCTGAAATTGTTCAGGGGTCATATTATGACGTTCCTGAAAATCTTTAGCCTCTTCTGCTCTTTTACGATTTGCTAAACCTTTCTGCGTTTGCTGACGCTCTGCAGTCATAACTTGTTTAAGTCGTGCCTGTACTTGAGCATCTACTTGAGCATTTAAGAGTTTAGATGAATCTGATTCTGGATCAGCTAGATCATCAGCATTAAACTGAAAATCTTCATCTAGTCCTAAATGATCTTGTAAGCTTTTCGCAGGTTTTCCACCTTCACGAAGATAGTCTCTTACATGTTCCACAAGACCAGTATCTTGTTTCATTGCATTGAGAACAGGAACATAAGGCTTTAGGGTCTGAAGTTCAGCATTCATTCGCTGCGCTTCTCGCGTAGAGTCTTTATATCTCTTTTCCCAATCAATGACACCTTCAGTGCCTTGCTCGCTGGGTGCGTGGGTTACCTGTTCGGTGCCACTAATTGGAGCTTGGGTTACCTCGGCTTGATTAATATTATCTTGTATAGCTTTTCCTAATATTTCTTGCAGTTTATATCCAGGCATAGGTATTCCAGCTACTGTATAAGTCCCATTTTTTACAATATTAGCCGGAAGGTTTTTTCTAATTTGTTTATTAAATATAGCTTCTTTTGAAGTTTTTATAGGAATCATTTGCGGAAACCTTAAACTTTTAGAATT